CCGTGCTACCGCTCGCACCGTCGATAGCGGCGAACAGCGCGATCTCGTTGGTGGTGCTGGTGTGTCGCGTCTGGAGGTGCGTCAGCAGATCGCGGAACGTCAGAATGTAGTTCGGGTAGATGCCCTCGATCTGTGACAGCGCTCCCACGGCGATCGGCTGGTAATCGTCGACGGCCCACGTCGTGAATCCCATCAGTAGACGCGCCAGGTTGCCCCTCTGGACGCTCTCCAGCAGTTCCTGTATGTCTCCGGTCACCTCGACGGAAAAACCGCCGTGAGTGTACGCCCACGAGCCCGGAGAGATACGCCCGCCGCCGGTGGACGGTACCCCGCTGATCCAGGTCGGATAATCATGGTCGTGGCTGCTGATCTGGTAGTCGATCCCGATCGTGCCGTGGTAGTCCTGGAAAAATTCGAGATGCCATTTGCACGCCAGCGGCGCTGACGAGTTGATCCGATCGAGGAAATCGCCCGACCAGGACATCAGGTGAAACGGCTCTTCTTCAGCGCGGGATCGCGCATCGCGCGCTGATCCGTGTGGATCACCTGCTCGAGAGTCCAGGCACCCGCACCATCCTCTGGATCGCGCATCTCCAACGGCGGAACCAACTCCACCGATACATCGAATTGATCCGGGTAGAACGCCACGAACCCGTCGATCGATTGCTCCAGCGTCAGGTCGAGCAGGAACGTCAGCCGGTGATCGTGGGTGACGAGGTTCGTCCCGAGTCGATCCTCGGGCATGTACAGGACCGGGAAGAAGTCGCGGTGTCGGACCATCATCGGCTTCTCGAGGTACTCGTAGCGGATCGGGTCTGCCAGCGTCAGCGTCGTCCCGGTGAGATCGGCCGACAGTCGCGAATACTCCCGGTTCAGTTCTGGGTTCGGCGACTCGATGCAGACGATGTCGCCCGTCACGAGTGCTGCGCTGCTGTTGTACGCGCTGAACACGTTGGGTTCCACGATCGCGCATGTCGCCGCTGTTGCCGTCGTCGTATACGCCGTAATGAACGATCCGACGCACTTGGCAGAATCGGCCGCGAACGACACCGCGCCGCCCTTCTCCAGATGCGCCGACATCGATTCGAGTTGATACGCCAGGTGCTGGTACGCAGCAGAATCGTTGAATGGACCACACGCGATGGTGACGCGCAGCCGTCCGGAGTTGACCGCAGATCTCATCTCGCCGGCGAGCGTCCAGCCCGATCGACGGTCCCGAAGCGGCGCCCAGAACAGATCCGACAGCGGGCCGGGTATCTCGATCTCGATCGGCGCAGACGACGCTGACCCGGGGTAGTACCAGAATTTCGGATTGCCCATATCCTACCCCGCGAACAGCGGACTCGTTGCCCGTCCGAATTGGCCATAGGCGCGCTCAATCGAGCGAACCAGCGACGGGATCGCGTCTCGGTCGATCGCTGCCGCGTTGATGTTGATCGTCACGCCACCGCCGCCCGCCATCGCCCGGCCGGATTGCGTGGCAGCACCGCCCGCCTGGATGATGCGCTCGCCCTGATGTACGACGGCTAGCTGTGTCCGTGCCACCATGCCGCCTTCTTGGAACAGCCCGATGCCCTTGCCCGCTGCGCCGAACACCTCGGACATGCCAGCCGTAGCGATTGCCAGTCCGATCCGACCGGCAGACGCGCCCGTGAAGAACTCGCCAGCCGTGCCCTCAGCGCCGAACGAGAACATATCTACGAACTGCCGGATCATATCGCCCCAGAACGCATCCACCGCGTCTCGGATGACCACGAGGAACAGAGCGGGCAATTCCAGCAGAACGAATTTGACGAGTTCGAGCGTGCCCTTCAGGATCGCGACCACGATCTGTGGGGCTGCCTCAACTAGCGCGCTGACCAGTTGCGGGATCGCCTCTGTCAGCGACTCGACCAGGGCCGGGATCAGGTCCGGCAAAGCTTCGAACCCTGCCGCCACGTTGTCAGCGAAATCGTCCACCTTGCCGACGATGGCATCGACGCCCTGTGATCCGATGGTTTCGAGCGTCGAGATAGCCGTCGTGAGTGCCGTACCCACTCCCGGCGCCAATAGGCCGGCGGCGCTGAGTGCCGACTCGCCCGCACCGATCACGCCGGAGACGTCACCCGTTAGCCCACCTGCCATCATCGATAGCGTTCCCGTCTCGATGAAATTCTGCATCCCAGATTGCGACTGTTGGAGGTTCGCCATCGCGATAGCGATATCGTCCAGCGCCGCTGCATACTCCTCTGCGCCAATCTGCCCGCGCGTCAATGCGATCGTCGCGTCCGCCTGCAGGCTGTTGAGTTCGTCCATCGCAGACAGGACCGGGCCGTGGATTTCTTCGGCCAGATCCGCCAACCGATCGCGTAGACCTCCGGCCTTGTCCCCGAGTGCCGCGATCCCCTCGGTGGCCGGTTCGGACAACAGATCGAATGTATCGGCTAATGTGATCGCTTCCAGCCTCGCCTCTCCCAGAACGAATGTGATCTCTTTCCCGGCCTCCGCGATGTCTTCGAGTGCACCGCCACCGACAGGACCGCCGCCAGCACCGCCAGCGCCGCCAGCGCCCGATGTGATCTTCGTGAACATCTGATCGAGTTCTGTACCGGCCTCGACTGCGGCGTCTACTGCCGCGCGAACGTCTTCGGCCAGCGTAGGCAGACCGCCACCGATCAGCGTTGAGATACCGCCAGCAGCACTGATTTCCGACATCGCGGCCCGAAATTCTCCCGCTGTTTCGGCCTGCCACAAACCCTGGAAACCACCGATCAGCCCCTTGATCCGATCCATGTTCAGTTCGATCATCTTCGACATGAACGTGAACGCGATGGTCACACCGGTGGTGAACTGGTGGACGATTTCACCGGCGCCACCACTGCCCAGCGCTTGCGCGAGATCGTCCGCGAGTCCGGCCGTGACTGTTTTCATTTCGGCCATCGCCCGCTGCCATTTATTCGCCGCGCGTGCGGCTGCCGGTCCGATATCCGTCCCAAATTGATCAGCCAGATCGATGAACGTCTGAAGTTCTGCGCCTCCCAACGCCTGCAATAGCCGGGTTCCCTGCTGACCGAAGATCTGGGTCGCCACAGCCGCACGTTCTGTCGGCTCTGGGATCGCCATCATGGACGCGATGATCTCGCGGAACACGGTATCGGCATCGCGTAGATTGCCCTGGGCATCAGTGACGTCGATGCTCAGTTTCGCCAGAGCGTCGGCAGCGGTACCGGTTCCGCGTGCGGCATCCGCCAGGCGGCCCGGGAGGGCCACTAGGACACGTTCCATCGCCTCCAGCGACTGACCACTCCCCTCGGCCGCCAGCGACAGCCCAGCCAGCGTACCGCTCGCGATACCGGTGCGCGTCTCCATATCGATCAGCGCGTTGACGTTGTCGGCTAACTTCTGGTTAAACGCCACGAATGCCGTAACGGTCGTCAATAGTGCCTTGCCGAGTGCGGCGCCGGCCTTCTTCAGATTCTCGAATCGTTGCTTCGTCTTCTCGGCCTGATCCGAGGTTTTATCCGCACTTTCGCCAACCGATTTAAGCCCTGGCGATGCCTGATCGTCCATTTTCAGGATGTATTGGACGATCGGGTTGGCCATGCTGTCCTCCGGCTACAGAATATCAGTGATTGGGATGCAGGGCACGATCATTGCCCCGCGCGCGTTCTCGGACAGAATGAACTGTCGCATGTTCAGATCCGCGCCCTCGACACACATCCAGGACATGATCAGCCGAAACCACATAGTGATCTCGATGTCCAGATCCCCCGGTACAAGGAACGTGTCAGGCGTGACGCCATACCGCCGCGCCATCGCGTCGAGCATGCGCAGCTTCGCGCGATCATTTCGGAAACGGCGCGGCCATTTTAGCCGCCCTCCGATACGTGGTAGTCGCCGCAGTGACGATCGCCAACACGTCCTCGCTCGGGATTCCGCCGATGAATACCAGCCCGCGATCCGGATCCTGGAGATCGATCGTCGGAACCAGTCGCAGATCGTACCACTGACGGCCGCGCGGCTTCTTCGCGGACATCACCACAGCGCACGCCAGATCGCACATCTGCTCCGTCATGGCGACGGTCTGATCATCGCTCATTTCCAGCGCCTCGCCATCGTCTCGCCTCGCCGCGGAGGCCAGCATCGTTAGCCCTATCTGGAGTCTGACAGCCTCGGACGGAGTCAGTGAGCGGATGCGATAGATCCATTCCGCTCCGTCGACCTCGCACATCGTCCGCTTGACGATCATGCTCGCGATCGGGTTCTTCTTGTCGGTTGTTCCCATGTTGTGCCTCTTGTGTTGGGCCGGCCCGATCCCCATCAGGCCAGCGAGTTGCTACTACCAGACGTAGCTACCTCCAGCCACGTCGTTGATCAGCTGGAACGCTACGCCGTTGTTCCCGCTGCCGTCACGCGCTCGCAGTGTGACGCTCTGGGTGACCACGCCGGCGGTGGTGATCGGATCGCTGCACTCGAACACGACCGCGTTGTAGAGTGTCGTCGTGAATCGGTTGTTGCCGCTGCCGGTGAAGAGCAGCGATGCCGTGCTCGATGTGCCGGCGATCAATCCGCTATGGAACGAGTCGACGTCCCAGTGCAGTCCCAGATTGCAGGTGATCGATCGGAACCCTGAGAAGTCGGGCTCGGTGGTCTGTGCCGATCCCAGATACTGCCGACGCTCAAGCGAGTTGTCGATCGTCACGTCGAAACTGGAGATCTTCGCGAACGTGAGGCTGTTCCACGACAGCGAGCCGGCCTGTGAATGCAGGATCGGTGCGGCGCTCGCCGTGTAGCTGGGGGTTCCGCCGCTGGTACGTCCGCCCGACGTCTGACCGATCCACGATGTCCGGACGCGCATGATGTCGCCCGCCGATTGCGACAGCGTCAGTGATGAGCATTTCATGCCCTCGAACACCTCGGCCGTACCGGTACCACGTAGAAATTCCAACGTGAACGCGGGCACCGTTGCCGCCGTGCCTGTCGTGATCGCGTGGGTATACGGCCCGCTGCCCGTAGTCGCGCCCGCGCCCAGCGCAGCGAATAGGACGTTTCCGAATGCCGGCGAGTTGTAGACGGCCTCGAATTCTGCGTCACCCGCTGCCGCTTCGTCGGATAGGAAGATCTCGCTCTGGATCGCGTTGGTCGCTGACAGGTTCGGCCGAAATTGCCGCGTGAACGTGCGCTGAAGATTACACGACACCAATTCCTGCCAGCACGACCGCGCTACGGCGGTGCCGTACGGGTTGCCGCTCAACTCTTTGCCGAGGCCGAGTCCTGATCCCCTTCCCATGTATGCCAGTGCCATGATGTCTCCCTTTAATCGCTAACAGTTTGGACTTTGATCAATGCGCGCGGATTGAGTACACGCCCCTCGGACGTGGCCACGGTCAGTGATGCCGTGTAGTCGGATCCACTTGAGCCCGCTTTGACCAAACAGCGCACGAGCGCCGGGTGCTGGATCCGCGTCGTGCCCTCCTCGAACATGCCGGCCTGTGCCGATGCGACGTCTAGCACCTCGAATTTCACGTAGTCGATCTCTTCGAAAAGCACCGATCCATGCTGCGCTCGGGCGAACCGTTGCAGTGCTCGCGACATGTCGAACCACACGTAGATCGTCTCGCCCGCTTGTTTGACGACGATGTGCCGTGGCTTGGTCGCGCCTCGCCGCTCTGGGCGCCAGACCACCACGTTGTCGGCCGGGATCTGGCCCTGCATCAGCATGTAGGCCGTCTTCGCGCTCGACAGTGTCACCGATGTGGACACGTCTGACGGCGTCCCCGTGTGGTCGAAATACAGCCACCCGTTCGCCATGATATCCGTCGTGGAGAAGGGCATGTTGTCGATCTCAAGCACGCCCGTCCGGTTCGCTTTGCTCCACGAGTCGCGCTCGAATGTGATCGCGGTGATCCCATCCGCGCCCGTCACCCGGAGATCGTACCCGTCCGTCCGGACGTTGTCCCAGAACACGTCCGACAGTTGGGTGAGGTTCAGGGATACGTCGTTCGGGCTACTGCCAGACAGGAAGTCCACGCAGAACGCAACCCGGCGCCGCCATCGGGTGCTGCTCGTGTCTGGTTTGATCCACATGTCAGATCCCCGTGGTGACTCTGAGGTAGCATTCTACTTCAAGGACGGCGATCGGATAGTGCGCGCCCGTCTCGACCTCGGATGCGACGAATGACCGACCGCTTGCGATCACCTCGTAGACGCGCCCGCCCAGAGTCCGATCCGACTCGATGGCGCGAAGTAGATCGTCGAGCATGTTGACCGCGGCCTCCTCACGAGCCGTATCGGTGTCGGCACCGGTCAGCCCCCACCCGACGATCGTGTACATGCAATCGCGCCGGTAGCTCCCCAGAACGACATCGTGTCCAGACCGGACCTCGTCCAGCACGATCGTCGCATATGGTGGGCCGATGGGCGGGCTGGCCGTTCGCACCCGTCCCACCTTGCCCGTACCACTCAGATCGTGAGTGTAGACGCCGGATCCGTTCACGCCTTGGATCTGGCTGATCAGTGCGTCGTGTATGTCGTTGAGAACAGCCATCAGGTCGATCCGCCCTGGAGCGATATGCGGAACAGATCGCGTAGATCAGGCTCCATTTTGCCGATCGCCGTCTCCATCGCCCGGCGCATAAAATACGTCGGCTTGATCTTCACGCTCTTGACGAGGGCGTACCAGGCCCGCGGGGCTCCGCCTCCGATGGTGTCACCGTATCGGCCGAGGTACAGCCGTCCGCTCTCGCTTCGGAACGGGAAGAAGTCCCCGACGGTGCGAAGTGGCACACCTGAGAATCGATCAACACCCGCGGCAGTCTTGGCGGGGTCCAGTGGGATCCGTAGAAAGTCAGACGCCGTCGGCTTGATCGTCGCGCCGAATTCTTGGGTGCCGGCATAGGTTACGATCCCTCGTGAGCCAGGGCCGCCCGCCTGTAGCACCACAGCGGGCGATCCGCCGATGGTCTGCACGTGACCCCGGATTGACGATGCGAGGCGCCCTGTGCGCGCTCTTGGCCGCCTCGTGGCGTTCGATTTGGCCGCCGCCTCTGCCCGAAGTGCCGTCGTGGAAAGCGCCACCGTGAGGCGCCGGCCAAATTCTGTCTCGCCGATCCGCGTGATGTGCGCCGCGAATTCGTCCAGCGTGATCGTACTAGCCATCGCCGTCACCAATCAGGATCGAGTGGATCATCACGATGGCCATCAGGATCGCGGCCAGCATCGCTACTACCTCGCACAGCATCACGACAACCAGTGCGACGGCATCCGGTATGGCCGCAGCAGTTGCCGGACTGCATCTGGGATCGGTGGCAGATCGAAGTCGCTCGACACGCCACCGGCAGACGCCCGACGTCGTCCGGCACCGCCCTTCCGGCGCTCATACAGCAGAGCCGCATATTCGAGGATCGCGACGGTCAGCGCGCTGTCTGGATTGGCGCCAGCGAACCCGGCAGTCAAGATCACCCTGATCGCCCGAAACGACTTGGACCAGGCGTGCGTGGCGTCCGGATTGAGCCAGATCTGCCCGAGCTCGCCGACGATCGTGTACTGACTCGAGGCGACTAACTCGGACGATCCGTAGGCCCACAGCGCGTCATCGTGGACCGATGCTACCGCCGTGATCGGCTTGACCGGTAGCTGGAGCACCCGCTCGTTCACGGTCATCGGGGCGTCAAGGTACAGCGTATAGGCGGCCGAATTGATGACAGCGGCGCCGCCCACCGTGGCAGGTGGGAATCCGAGGTAGTCGGCTATCGATGACTCAGCACGCGTGATTAGCGTGGTCAGATCAGCGTCTGCGCCGCTGTCGAGGCCCGGCAGGTATGGATAGAGCGCGGCGGCTGATGTGAGCGGCATCGGTCACTCCCCATCGGCAGACATGACCGGGTTTGGTGGTGCCCTCATCGCGCGCGTCCGTCTGGGTCTGACCTCGGCGAACGCGTCCGGATACGCCTGCATCCAGACCCGCGCCACAGCTTCGGAGACATCGACCGTGTCACCAGAACAGAGACAGCCATACCCGGCGATCGTCAGGTCGCTGTCGTCTGGTCCATGTCCGCTGAATTTCAGTTTCATTGCGTCTCGTATTTCCGCTTGGTCGACTTCTTGAACCCGAACCGCGAGCGCCCGCTGAGGTGGGCAAACGCCTCGCTCTTCGAGCCTAACTGATCGATCAGGCGCTTCGCCTCTGCCGACGCGTCGAACCCAGGGCTGTCTACCAGCATGCGGATCTCGCCGGGTGACCAGTTCTGGAGTTGGTCCGGAATCCCCGAGTATTGACCATCGCCCCGGCTGACGGTGCCGTCAGCGCCAGGCGAGGGCCAGCCCTGGAATTCCAGATATACCGCCACTAGCTCACCGGTTCGAGAAT